ACCCATATCTTTAACAGTCTGTGCCGCTTTCTTAAAGTTCATTGCAGTAGGTCTGCCTTTCTCACCTTTACGTCTCATGCGTTCACCACTACCTGCTTTAATTCTTTTGCGTTTTTTATGTATGTTATCCCACAAGCCATTTTTGTTTTTCGGTTTTCTTCTCATATCAATTCTCAATTAGTTAGGACACTCTTTCCACGATGGACACCACAAATGGTTGGAAGCACTAAATGTAGCATCTACTAATGTATAAATGTCCTAGCTAATTAACTCTCTCCAATCATCAGGTAGTTGTAGCTTAATACCCAAGTCAGTTTCAGCAAAGACAATTACATCATCTATATACTCACCCATCTCTTTAGTATTTAGTTCTGTTGTAGATTTTAAGACAGTTCTTTCTTTATTGCAAACTGTCTCTGTTTGTATCTCTAAAAATTCTTCTCGGCAATGGTCATGAATAGCATCTTTAGTATTGTAAGTCTCTTTACGTATCTGTTCTATTATCATCCAATACAATCTGTTTTGAGCCTGACTTCGTGTCATTGTGTTTGGCTTTATAGTTATGACTGCTTCATCTGTATCACTACCCTTAAAAAAACTGCGTGTCATGTTCTCTACAATATCTGCTTTAGGTTTGTCTCTTTTGAGTATTCTACTTAACGATTCACTCACAATAAATAATCTCCTTAGTGCCTCAGTCATAATTTAAAATTTTATATGCATAATTAAACAGTAGTTCTTTCTTAATTAAGTAAGCATTTTTAGCTTCTGTATCACCATTACCCACAAACGTTTTGTATTGTAAATTGTTTTCAATAATGCAGTCCTTAATTCTATCTCGTTCTATAAAAGCGTACCGGTTTGGTGTAACAAAAACCCATGCATAAGCTTTACTTGTCATCAACCCTGAAGGCTTATCATACATTGCTACTTCTACTACAATGTTGCCTGTTTGCTCACTTTTAAAATCTTGTTTGACTTCATAACCTTTAACAGTCTCAGGAACAAATATATCCATCTCCTTACAATATCCATCAAGAATTCTAGCACTAGGATATTGGGTCTGTAATAGCTTTAAAACTTTTTGCTCTGCGTTATGTCCTACTTCTAAATCTTCTTCAAACTTACTCACGTAAAGTGTACTCTTCACCAACTATACCTGCTTTAACTAACTGTCGCTTAGTTCTAGTAATAGCAAACTCTGCCATCTCTTCAATAAAATGTGGCTTGTAATACTCATGCACTAACGAATCATATATTTGGTGACAATTAGCACATCCATAAAAACCTATGTCTCTACCTAAATCATCTGTCATTTTAGTGCCAGTTCCTGCACCATTTTTATGACAAAAGACTACTGTCTCATTACCTAAACACCCATCAAGTTTTAAGGTACATGCTTTGCCACGTGCTGACTTAGTTATTGCGTTCTGTTTCAATGCCCTATACCCCAATCAATAAATGCTTCTATTACATCTGCTACTGAATATACTACAGCAACTTCAGCACCATTATCTTTTAACTTAGCGATAAATTCTTTTTGATTTTTACTAAGTCTGCCTTTAGGTGTCAATGTTTTAGGTTTTTTAACTTCCAAAAAATAACTCATGCCTTCCCACACAAAACAAATGTCAGGCACTCCACTCTTTACACCTTCTGCTCTAAATTTTTTTGCCTCAATTTTATTACGTTTACCACCATTCGGAACAGCAAAATAACAAACACGTCTAATATCTAAATAATTGCATATAGCTTTTTGTACTTCATGCTCTTCGCTCTTCATTTACTTTTAGCTTTGTCCATAACCATGCTAAATTTTAACTGGTCACACAATGCTATAATTTGGTCTTCAATATCAGACTTTAATTTTTGGTCTTCAATTTTACTGAGCAAACTCATGAGCTTATAAATCGTCTCAGCTACATCTTCATTAGACATTAGCTTATAACAAATTTACCATTGTTGACTTCAGTAATATTAGCTTTTAAATTACCATCGTTCTGACCCATATACGTTGCTAATCCATAAATTGCTAAATGAAACTGTGGCTTGTCAGCTTTGATTCTGTGCGTTAAACCTGAAAGGCTAACTCCCATCATATCTGCACATTGTTTTTGGGTTAGTTTTAGCTTCTTAATCTCAGCAGGTATAGATTTATAATAGATTATTCCTTTATCGCTCATAGTTATATTAATAGTTAACTTAGACTTAATTATATCAAACAAGATATGTATTGCAAGTTGTTTACGTTTTTTTTCTTGTACTTACTTCTCCTTCGGAGACTTACTTATGTAAAGCTAAGGGATAAATCCCTTTTTTTAAGAGCTTTTTAAACATCGGGTTCAGTTCCTGAGCTGAGAGTTTCGGAGCAAAGAAATCCCTAACCACTAGTCAAAGCAGTTAGAGATTCACATCGGTATACAGTCCTTCGCAGTATTTATCCGTATGCCTGAAACCATTACAACTAATCAGGTCAGAGTCATCGCTACCTTGTAATAGGTACTTAGCCTTCTGCACTCTGCATTGGATTAAACTTACTGCCCAAGGTGGTTACCAATATAAGCGTGTTTATAAATCCAACATCAATCAACAGCCTCTTGAAATACATAGCTAAATCTCTTTTTTTTAAAGGTGTGAGTGCAACCAATTGGCTAGACATATCACCTTTCGTATCCTGAAAGTTGCCAATTCGTTATAAGATGGTATAATAATCCTCAAACAGCAGGGGCAACTGCCAGTTTAGCAAGACCTCTAGAGCCTTAACTCTAGGGGTTTTGTGTTTTCTAAGCATCTGAAAACTCTAAACCAAGAACTCGAATGATACACGTCTTGTATTTTTATTGCAACTTATTGTAATTATTTATTCTATTTAATTAAATAAAGCTTGACAAATGCACTCAAATGTTGTATAATTACACCGTAATTGAGATGAATTACACACTTTAACCCATAGGAGCTAGAATGAAAAAGCAAAATTTAGAAGTAACAGCAAACAACAAAGCAGTCATGATGTGGGCAGTTAGTATAGTACAGAATGACGAAAGACAAATATTTGGTGTATATACAGATATTGGTGAAGCTTACAAAGCAGAAAAATCTTTAAGAAAACAAGGCTTTGACGTAGCATTTAGAGAAACTTGCTTATCATTCGCAGACTAATTTTTAACAGGGGAGGGCAACCTCCCTACACTTTTAACACATAGGAGATACAAATGATTAACTTTATTACTAACGATGAATATACTGGTTGCAACATAACTACTCTTATGGAGGCAGGTTTTAATGAAGGTGACCAGTTTGCAACTTTTAACCAAGTTCGTAAAGCTTGGAATTTATCAGGCAAAGAACTTAAAGGTGCAAAAGCTGTTGCAAGATTAATGACAATAGTTACTAAAAAAGACAAAGAAGGTAAAGAGAAAAAAGTTCCAAAATACTTCAGCGTTTTTGAATTAACACAATTACGAGCAGTTGTTCGTAAGAATTGTGGAGAATTTGAGATAATTCGTAGATAACTTTAACAGGGGAGGTTAACAGCCTCCCTTTTTTTTTGTCTGCTATTTTTATTTAATTAAATAGACTTGACAAATCATATCAAATGTTGTATAATTACCCTGTAATCGAAATGGTTACACCTTTTAACTTTTAGGAGATATACATGGCAAATTTAGATTCTTACATTGGTAAAAATGCTACAGTTAATTACGTAACGTGCATGACTTCTGAGCAATGGGATTCACTAGGTGTTGTTAAGCAAATAGAATCAAAGAACGTAACTAGCAAACACCCTGTACTTATTCAAGGCATCTCTGAGCCAAGCGAACACTTTAACGCTGAGGTTTGGTTTAAGTTTCTTGATGACAGTCACCCAAACTTTAACGAAGGTGACAGCGATTCTATCGAAATAGCTAAATTTTTTGATAGAGCAGAATTTACACTTGACCTTGCAACTGGTCAAATACTTTAACTAATAGGAGATAACATGGAAAATTTAACAATCGTAACTGACACTAACGAATATCAAACTGTTTATGAGCAGAGTTTATACACTAGACCTGCTGTTTATTTAGACGATGAAATGCCTAAGCGTTTAGAAACACATAAAGCTATTGTTAATAAAGATGGTGACCCAATAGCAGTTGTAGGCAAGAACTACAATGTAGTGCAAGACTCTGACATCATGCCACAGTTCCACGATGTAATTATGGCATCAAGTTTAGACAAGACTGGCATGACTAAAAAGATTGAGTATTCACATAATGGTGCTAAGACTAAAGTTGTCTACACGTTTCCTGCACACGAAATGGCAGTTGATGTTGGTGACTTTGTACAGCTACAAATCATGGTTCTTAATTCATGTGATGGCACTTGGAAGTTTATGTCTATGTTGGGAGCTGTTAGACTAGCTTGTATGAACGGACAGGTTGTAGTTGATGCTTTCTCTTCATATAGTGCTAAACACACTAAAAGCCTAGATACAGACGTTGCTATCGAGAAGCTTGAGACAGCTCTTGAGGTTTACGAAGCTAACGTTAAGCTATGGCAACAGTTTGCTAAAGCAGGGGTAACTAATGCACAAGCTACAGCAGTATTTGAAAAAGTAGCAGGTAAGAGTGACAGGCTACAGGTTTTACTTGAAGAGACATTTCTTAAATACAAAGCTGAATTAGGCACAACTGTTTGGGCATTGTTTAACACATTAACTGACTGGTCTAGCCACGCTAAATTTAAGAATGAAGCTAACAAAGTTGCTACGATATACAATCGTGAGGCTAAGGTAAGAAAAGTCATTCCTTTGCTAGAATCTATGGCACAAGCCGCTTAACTAAACTGGGAGGTTAATAGCCTCCCTTTTTTTTATCTATTTAATTAAATAAAGCTTGACATTCTGTCTCAAAGGTGGTATAATAACCTTGTTATTGAGATGAAATTTTAACTTATAGGAGATGCAATGAAAAAAATTACTGCTAAACAACTTAGAACTATTATTTATGTTCGTGAGACTTTACAAAAATTTGTTGATGGTAAGCTTGAGAAATTTGATGCTTATGGTTTAGTCTTTGACCAACTAGATGCACGTAGGATTACTCTTACAAACATATGTACTATTGCAGAATCCGTTGGAATTAAAGGTGACGTAATAAGAATGCGTAGATGGCAATTTTTGGGCATGAGATAAATAATTTAACTTATAGGAGAATATATGAATACTGAAAAGTATAACAACTTAGTAAAAAAATCTTACAGCGATTGGACTCAAGCAGACCATGACCAAGGCTTTAAAGTAACTTACTCTACATATGAAGCTATGGATTATGACAACATGAAATCTGATAACCCTGATGATTGGAGTTATACAGTTTCCCAAGCTAAATACCAACCTAAAGGTTACTGGGGTAGTTCAATAATAACAGTTGAGGTATCTGACAGAGGTGTTAACTTTAGCAGGTCAAGTGGTGGTGATATAGGTGATGTAAATGGCTTGGAGCAAATGGAGTGTTTTCAAAATGCTCTAAGACACGCTAAAAAGTTCGCAATAAATTTTAACAAATAGGAGATATTATGAGTAATACAGATACAGATGACGATAACAAAATGACTATGTGGAACGGAATGCAATGGATGGTTTGGTTTGGTAGAAATGGAAAAGATAGCTCATTTCGAGCTGACCCAGTAATCATAACTGCCCCAAGATGGCACGTACAAGATGCTAAACAATGGATACAAGACCGAACTGGTTGTTACATTTCAAGCATTTCTTTGGTTAGAAATACAGGAGACGATGATGACAGTTAAAGCATTACAAGATGGTGAGTTTAACGTGTCACTTGCAGACGATGTACAGCCTGACACATTTACTGGCTCAGAGGAGATTGAAATTTTTTCTACTTGGGTCAAGGCTAAGTACACTAGAGTGTCATTAAAGTCTAGCAGGTCAATTGATACAGATATAAGAAGGTTAGCTTCTACAGATGGACGTATTGATGTAACTTCTAGTGGTGTAGGTGGTAAGGATTGGATTGTACGGAATGACGTAGACGATGCAACACTTCGTATCTTATGGTACAACGAAGTCATTTCTAAATCGTTGTACGAGTATTGTCTGCGTAATCAAGTAGACGAAATTATATTTTTAGCTTGACTTTTTATATCGGATGTTGTATAATCACATCGTGATTGATTGAATCACATTACAAAAATAGGAGCTTATATGAGCAATAATTCAAACGTAATCATCAAGCCTGAGCTTGTTGTTAAAGATGCAAAACCAACCTACTGTTTAGTTTGTGGTGACAGAACTGGTTATGGTTTTGGTAAAGAACCTACACGTCACGACATTCATTGGTGCAATACACCTTGTTGGAAAAACTTTTTTGGAGAGAAGTAATATGGAAACAGCAAAAGAACTTAGAGCAGGTGACGAATGGCAATCGCAACACGAAGCAAATTTTGATAATGCTCGTGACGAATGTATGACTGAAGCTGACAACATTGTTATGGAAGTTGAGCATATCGTACACGACCTAGACCAAACACTAGATGTACAAAATACTTTAATCCTAGCTGAAGCTATTAACAGAGTAATTGAACTAAGATACTACACGTACATAGACCAATTCAATAGTGTAGCTTACGATTATGATTTTACTGATGACATCAAGATGATGCTACAGGAACGTTTATCTTTTGAACTGGAGGTTAGATAATGGCTGATATTAATGGTGTTGAATTGTCATACGCTACTAAAGATGAGTATGACTTCGAAGGTGGTGAATACGATGATGGTGAAGTACAGACTGCTATGGAAGAAGATTACAATGGCAATGCACAAGTAACTGCCAAACAAAGACTTGCTACTATTCAGCAAATTTTAGACGATATGCAAAATCTGAATGGTAGAAAAGGGAAGTCCAAATATGGTTTTATTAATACTAATGGTCGTAGACAACTAAGACGTATTGGACAATTTTTAAATGAAATAGGAGAAGAATTATGAGTGCTAAAAAAAGCAATCAAAAAGAACGAGTGTTAGCTTATGTTAGATTACATGGCAGTATAACTTCACTTGAGGCTATACAACATTATGGTATTACTAGACTAGCCTCAACAATTGAACAAATGGCAAAGTCAGGTCACCAGTTTGACCACGAACATCAAGTCAAAGTACAAAACAGATTCGGTGAAGAATCACGTGTTACAAGATACCATTACAAAGGTATGAAGAATAAGGAGAGCAAGTAATGGATAAAATTAAAGACTTAAAAAACATACATGGTTCTGATTATGCAATGGTTCATGAACGTGTAAAAGCATTTTGTAAAACTTATGAGAATGGTCAGATACTTACAGAAATTGTTAAAGATGAGCAAGGTCATGTAATTTTTAAGGCTCATGCTGTAGTTGATGGTCTCATTAGGGGTACTGGACATGCTCACGAACTTGAAGGTTCAAGTAACATAAATGACACTTCTCATTATGAGGCATGTGAGACTTCTGCTGTAGGGCGTTGTCTTGCATTTTTAGGCTACTCCCCTGATGGAAGTTTGGCGAG